GTGGTGGATCGTACGTTGGGGGCAATGCGCAGCTCTTCACTTCGAGCGGCACCTTCACGGTTCCGGCTGGCATTACCAAGCTCAAGATCACAGCGTTTGGTGGTGGTGGTGGCGGCAGTTCAAACAACGGTGGTTTGGGTGGCGCCGGCGTTGCGCTCGTTACCGTCACCGCTGGCGCCAGTTACACCGTCACCATTGGCTCTGGCGGCAACGGAGCGGCTTACACCAACGCAGGCGCTACGGCGGGAGGGACCACCAGCTTCGGGTCTCTGGTCACGGCGACCGGAGGCGGGGCTGGTAACGCCACATCCGGCACGTTCAGCACCACCGGAACCCTCATTGGCTCAATGAAGGGCAACACTACAAACCTGTATCTGCACGGCGGCTCAACCGCTACGGCTACGGGTTCCATAGGAGGAGGCGGGGGCGGCATGAGCGGAGGCGGATCTTCCGGCGGCGCCCCGAATAGTACGTATGTCGGAACCTCCATCATGGGGTCGGCCGGAGTTTATAGCAACCCAAGCGGAGGTGCTGGCGGGGGATCGAATGGAGGCGCTGGCGGTGCCGGATACTTCGACGGCTACAGCTATTACTCCGGCCGTGGCGGCGGAGGCGGCGGTGGCATGCTGATCGAATGGTAAGGAGATAACACAGTGAAGAAGGCGCTCATTTCCCCGAACGAGCCGGTCGTAGTCGTGACCGACGTGGTCAACGATCAACCGGTGCTAACGACTGTCGATAACTCAGCCCGTGTTGTGGAGGTCTGCGACACGGAGTTTCCGGTGTGTCCTCCGCTGTTCTGGGTCGATTGTGATGACGTGGTAGATGCGGTTAACTGGTATTGGAACACAGCGACGTCGTCCATCGAGCGGATCACGATCCAGACCTACACGCCACCTAGCATAATTCCTGTTTCGGAGATGTCATGAACCAACCCCAAGTGAAGATAGGAAGCGTAGCCAACATCTACTCGCGGATGATGCGCTTCACCAAAAGTGGCGACACCGAGCTCGGCCACACGCACCAGTTCGACCACCTGACGCTTCTGGCCAAGGGCTCGCTGAGAGTCACCGTGGAGGGCCGGGTGAGCGAGTTTACCGCCCCGCACATGATCTACATCCGCAAGGACAAGATCCACGAGCTGGTCGCGCTCGAGGACGACACGGTGGCGTATTGCATCCACGCGTTGCGAGACCAAGGAACCGGCGAGATTCTCGACCCCGATATGATTCCAAACGGGGTTACCCCAGCTCCGGTAGCCGGCGGCTGATCATATACGCGGCAGTAAAACGAATTGCGGTTTCGCCTCGATCGTTGATCGATGAGAAAATCGCGCTCTTTCTACACACTTGGTAAGTGTCTACTAACATACACAGAGCCCCGCTTCGGCGGGGTTTTTTATTTGGAACCCCACCGAAAATAGGCCCTGATTTCCAGCTCCGCGAGGCTCCCATGGAAGGTCAGGTCCATAGCGATTCACAGCCGCAGAGCGGCGTTCATCTCTCAGAGGCACAGCTCGAGCTGATGCTGAACAAAGCTGCCGAATACGGGGCGCGCAAAGCGCTGTCTGACATCGGGCTTCACGACGAAGACGCTGCCAGCGACGTCAGAGAGCTTCGCAGTCTTATCGATACGTGGCGCGACACCAAGCGCACAGCTTGGAAGACATTCGTGTCTTGGGGCGTGAAGGGGCTACTGCTGGCAATCGTTGCCGGCCTGTACCTCAAGACCGGACACGGCGCCCATCTGCCGAAGTGAGGACACCATTGATCCGCTCACTCTCCTGGCAATGGCAAACGGCGCAGTTGCTGCCGTCAAGAAAGGTTGCCAGCTCTACAAAGAGATCCGTGGAGCAGCCGGCCAGGTTAAAGACGTCCTCAACGACCTCGATAAAACATTCCGAGCACAACACAAGGACAAACCCCCAACACCTGAACAGACCAAGCAGTACCACGAGGAGCGCGAGCGAGTTAAGCACGTCGCCAACAGCGACCCCAACGACGTCATATCCCAGGTTGGTGAGCAGCTTGGAGCTTTCTTTGACGCATTCGACAAGATCGAGAAGGCTTTCTGGGAAGAAGAGCGTGCCGCAAAGCGCCTTTACACCGGCGATGAGTCGCTGAGTAAGAGGGCTTTGCAGCGTGTTCTAATCCGATCGCGCCTTCAGACGATGGAGGCCGAGATTCGAGAACAGATGATCTATCACTCCCCGACGGAATTGAAAGATCTATGGGGTCGATTCGAGAAGATGCGGGCTCAGATCACTGAGGAACAGGAAGCCGCAAGAGCGGAGCAGCACAGGAAAGATGCACTAGCGGCATGGCAACGGCAGCAAATTCGCAACGCGGTAGAGGACAACCTAATTTGGCTGGTCGTGCTGCTACTGGTCGCGGCGGAGGTTATGGGGGTTCTATGGACGATCCTACTGCATCGGCAGAACGCACTGCCCTCCTGGCCGGGACTACCTTCCTGATGGTGCTGGTGCTGGTGCTGTTTCTATTTGTCGTCGGGCTGTACCTGAGCCTAAAGACCGAGCGAGATGTAAACGATATTCTGAAAGCGAAGATTGTTGGGAGATTGATTCAATGCCCGTGAGACTTTTACTGCTGGCTGTATTGGCGCTGGCTGGATGCCAGGACCGATACCGATACTTCTGTCAGAATCCGGACAACTTCGTTCATGAGTCCTGCCAGAAGCCTCGGTGCCAGTTCACCCAAACCTGCCCGGAATACCTCGTGGCCCCCATCCTGGAAAAGAAAATTGAACAACAGCAACAAACCCCAGCTCCCACCGCTAACCCCGGAAGAAATTGAGGTCCGCGTCTGGGCCTTCGTTGTCGGCGTTGTGACGCTGATCCTGGCCGGAATCGTGTTCTTCATGCTGTACAGCGTGACGTTCGTGACGCAGCCGATCAAGTCCATGGCGCCCATCGACCAGGGCTACTTGAAGATGCTCAACGACATCGTACTGCTCATCGTGGGCGGTATCGGAGGCGTCATGAGTAAGAAGGGCGTCAGCGCGATCGCCAACGCTCTCGGCACACCTCCGGCTCCGCCACCTCCGGTTGCATGCCCGGTACAGGGGGTTCAGCCCCCTCTCCAATCGCCCGTGACCGGCGGGCCGTTTGGAAGTCCGTTTGGCGCGATGCCGGTCTATATCAACCCTGAGTTGGATGAGTCGTGGAGACCGCCTCCCCCGCCGACGACTCCGCCCCACCATCTCGAGCCCGATGCTGAGCGCGAAGAGCTCGCAGCAGCCCGGAAGGAGGCCGGAACATGATTGGACTGCTGCCGAATCCGTGGCTCATCCTTGGCGCAATTGCAATCTGGGTTAGCACTTACTTCTACGGACACCATGCCGGCTGGAAGGAACGCGACCTGGATATGCAAAGCGCCGTCGCTCGTAAGAACGAGGAGTCTCGCAAACGCGAGCAGGATCTGACGAGTAAGCTCAACGACCAATCCGTTCAACTCAAGGAGGCGAACAATGTTCTCGATCAAAAACAGTCTGCTCTTGATCGCGCTATCCGCGCTGGTCGGGTGCGCATCAGCACCCCCGCCAGTTGTGTTTCAGCCGGTCCGAGTGCCCCCGCTCCCAGCGGAGATAGCGCAGAAGCGCCCAGCGAATCTGAGCGACAGACTCTTGCAGCTATTGCAGCCATCGTCGCAGAAGGCGACCGAGCCATCAACCAGCTCAACGCCTGCATCGACGCCTACAACAAAGTAATGGAGTCAGTAAATGGTCAACGCTGAACAGCTTCGACAGCTTCACATCGGGGCTGAATGGGTTGAACCGCTGAACAGTACGTTCGAGCGCTGGGGGATTGTCACGCCCCGCCAGCAAGCGGCATTCATTGGCCAGTGCGGGCACGAGTGCGGCAGCTTCCGAGTCCTCGAGGAGAACCTGAACTACCGTGCCGCCACGCTGATGAAGCTCTGGCCCAAGCGGTTCCCGACGCTCGATATCGCCAACCAGTACGCCGGCAACCCTAAGAAGATCGCTAACATGGTGTACGCCAATCGCATGGGCAACCGCGACGAGGCGTCTGGAGATGGGTATCGGTTCCGGGGCAGGGGGTGCATCCAGCTCACCGGCCATGCGAATTACTACCATGCCGGCCAGGCCCTGGGCGTTGACTTTGTCATGCAGCCCGAGCTCGTTGGCACGCCCAAGTACGCGGCTCTGACCGCCGGCTGGTTCTGGGCGACCCATGACTGCAACCGACTGGCAGAAGGGGCGGACTGGGCTGGCCTGACCAAGAAGATCAACGGCGGGACGATCGGTTTGCAGGATCGCATTTCTCACACCCAGATGGCGCTGGCCCAGATCGATCACTCCAGTGTGATGGCTTAACTACCAAGGAAAATCAGATGGCTACCAAATGGATTCAGGAAGCGACCAAGAATAAAGGCGGATTGCACCGCGCTCTGGGTATCCCGGAGGGAAAGAAGATCCCAGCGAAGACGCTGGAGAAGGCATCTCACGCACCTGGCAAGCTCGGCAAACAAGCCCGCCTCGCCCAAACCTTGAAGAGGCTCAACAAATGAAAGCATCAAACGTCAAGCGAGAAGGTGGAAAGCTCCAGTACCGAGGCCACGAATTCCCCGGTTTCAATAAGCCGGTGAACGCCCCGTCTGGTGACAGCCACAAGAAGATGGTCCTGGCCAAGAAGGGCGACGAGGTCAAGCTGGTGAAGTTCGGCCTGCGCGGCATGGAGGACTACACCCAGCACCACGACGAGAAGCGCCGCGAGAACTACCTGGCTCGCTCCGCTGGCATCAAGGACAAGAACGGCAAGCCCACCAAGGACGATCCGTTCAGCGCCAACCATTGGGCTCGCAAAGAGCTCTGGTGAGGTTTATATGACAGCAATCAGCGTCAAACAATTTGGAGGCATTAAGCCGATCATCAGCGCCAGAATGCTCGGCGCTAATGAGGCCCAGACGGCGCTCAACGCGAAGCTGGTCTCAGGCTCTCTGTTGCCGATGAAGGGCGCCACGACGCTGCAAGCGCTGCAAAGCTCAAACCCGGCAACGATATTCCGCTACGGCACCAGCTCTACCGAGACAAACTACTGGCTTGAGTTTGCGCAAGATACCGACGTCATGCGTAGCCCGATCGCCCAGGACCAGTACGACCGGCTCTACTGGACCAACGGTAGTGGCGTCCCGCGCTACGCCCCAAACTCAATGATCCTTCAGGCTGGCTCTGGCGCCTACCCGCGTGCCTCGTACCAGCTCGGGATCCCGGCCCCAACCACCGCCCCGACATTGTCAAGCACCACCGCGCCAGCAACCGGCGACACGCCTGAGACCAGGACCTACGTCACAACCTACGTCTCGGCGTACGGGGAAGAAGGTCCTCCGTCACCCGCGGCGAATCTGGTCACCATCAAGCCTGACACCTCCGTTACTCTGACCTTGCCCGGCAATCCATCTGGCTCGTACAACATCACCTTGGTCCGGATTTACCGATCGTCCGCTGTGGGCAGCTCGGCACAGTTCCAGTTCGTGGATGAGGTTCCGGTGGCCAACGGCTCCTACACCGACAGCAAGCTCCAGTCTGCCCTCGGTGAGGTTCTTCCATCTACTGACTGGGTCGCTCCTCCGGCGGGGCTGAAGGGCTTGCGTCTGATGGCTAACGGCGCAGCGGTCGGTTTTGTAGGGAAGACCCTATATTTCTCGGAGCCGTACCTGCCGCATGCCTGGCCGCACGAGTATCCGATCGATTACGACATCATCGGGATTGCGACCTACGGGCAGTACGTGGCGGTGATTACCACGTCGTTCCCGTACCTGTTCAACGGCATTGACCCTGCCGCTATGAGCTCTAGCAAGCTGCCGCTGCCGCAAGCGGGCACGTCCAAGCGTTCAATTATTGAAACCGGCAACGGCGTGCTCTACTCATCTCCTGATGGGATGGTTGAGATAGGCACGACTAACGACGTCGTCACCCGTGGCATCTTCAGCCGTGAACAGTGGCAGGCGTACAACCCGTCTTCGATCGAGGCGTACACTTACAACGGTCGCATCCACTGCTTCTACAACAACGGGACTCGCGGCGTCTTGGTGTTTGACTTTATGGGCCAGGGCGCCGTCCTGACCACGAATGACGTCAACACGACCACGGCGGTAACCGCTGGCTTCTACGACGCCACCACGGACAAGCTGTACCTAGCCCAAGGTGGGAACATCGTCCGCTTCGATCAGGGCTCGAACCAGACCTACACCTGGAAGAGCAAGCAGTTCCGCATGGAGTACCCGCACAACTTTGGCTTTGGCCAGGTCACCGCATACCAGTACCCAGTGACGTTCAAGCTGTACGCAGACGGCGTATTGAAGATGACGAAGACGGTCCAGAACAATAACCAGTTCCGATTGCCATCCGGCTTCCGTGCTTACGAGTGGGCATTCCAGCTTGAGGGTACTGGCGAGGTTATCGAGGCGGCGATTGCTGATAGCACGGCGGAGCTCAAGCAAGTATGAGCACCAGAGAGACTAAGGTCGCGGCAATCCCAGACGTTCGTGATGACAACGTCACGGAGGTGCTGCGTGCCGTCAAAAACGTGCTTCAGGTCCGAGAGGGTCTTCTTGGCGATACCCTTGATCAGTACGTCACCTGGCGCGACCTTACCGATGTGAGCGTTGTCTCAGCCGGAGGTACATCAACTCTCACCAACGGGACCAGGGTTCCGGTAATAGTTCCGCCAACGGTCGATACCGGTTATGACCCGACGGCCGATCTGACAACGCCGAGCCAACCTACCGGGCTCACGATCACCTCCGGTATGACCAGCATATACCTGGCATGGACCGGAGCGTCATACCAAAATCACGCGTACACTGAGATCTGGCGCGCTTCTACCGATTCGATTGGTAGCGCCGTCAGGATCGGTACGACGATCACCAACCTGTACTCCGATCCAGTTGGCAAGACGAACCAGACCTACTACTACTGGATTCGATTTGTATCAGCAGCAAATGTCTCTGGCCCGTATAACGCAACCGCTGGCACAGTCGCATCGACTGGACTGGTGGGAGGCGTCGATCTTTCTCCCCTGATCATCACTGCTGACAAGATTGCATCCGGCGCGATTGATCTTGGCGGTAGCAAGATCACTGGATTACTGGCGAACGCCAATATGGCGGTCATCACCGATCCGACGAAGATTGCTGATTCGCTGATCGGTAACACCAAGCTCGCAAACCTGGCCGTCGATGCGGCGAAGCTCGCGGACTCGTCTGTGACCGCAACGAAGATCGCCAACCTGGCTGTCGGAACTGCTGCAATTCAAACCGGCGCAATCACCACGGCACTTATCGCCAATGCCGCAATCGGATCTGCCCAAATCGCGGACGCCGCCATTACCTCGGCCAAGATCGGCAACCTGGCCGTTGGGAATGCCGCGATTCAGAACGGCGCCATCACCAATGCCAAGATCTCAGACCTAACGGCAGACAAGATCACGGCAGGGAATCTAACCGCGGCAATTAATGTCAACACCGGCTACATCTACGGTGGCGTCAACCCTGTTGGTTCGGCTCCTGGAACTTCCAGCTTCGGCACCGGCTATTTGCTCGGCGCATATGGCGGAGCCAACCAGTTCTTCATTGGCTCGCCCGACCAGAATCTGTTGTGGAACGGAACAAACCTGAGCGTCAAGGGAACGATCAACGCTCTTGCGGGATACATCGGTCAGAACATCATTGATGCAAACGGCATAAGCTCGCCCAACTACGTCAGCGGTTCTGCCGGCTGGAGCGTGAACAAGGACGGCGGCGCCGAGTTCAATAACGTCACTGTGCGCGGTAGCGTCATTGCCGGGAACAACCCGTCGATTGACTCCACCAACAACACAATCATGACCAGCGGAACAAGCGGCGTTCGCTTGTATAGCGATGGTCGTGTGGTTATGGGTAATGGATCGACCAGCGTCGTCTGGAACAACAGCGGTCTATATATCAACGGACTCACTAACGCAACGACATCAGGCTACAGTTATTACATCCAGCTATTGGCGAGTCAGACAGTTGAAATACTAGCGTTCACCGTCAGCAGAGGAGGCCCGATTATGTGGGGCTCAACGTGGACAATGAACGCCAATTACGACGGCATCCCTGCGTCTGACAACAGGTTGATTGACTGTTATTTCATATTCGAGCTGTACAAAGATGGTGTTTCCACCGGATCGATTTGGAACCAGTACATGAATGTCCACGGCACCTACCAGTGGGGAACGACGTGGTCAATGTCGGCATTACAAACGCTGGCGCCTGGGACTTACAGACTCAAGGTCAACACGACTTACAGCTACTTCCGCGGCAGATGGTGGTATGGAAACGGAACGCTGTGGAAAAACGCCGTCATGGCCAATGGTGACTATTTCTATATGAGCGGAACTCAATCTTTCGCTTATCAGGCGACTGTTTGATATGAAGAACTACATCGTTTACGACATCGCTACTGGAGAGATTGAGATCACTGGCAGGTGCCCGGACGAATCTTTCTATGCGCAAATGCGCGAAGGCAAAGGTTTGCTTGATGGCGTCGGATCTCCTGCGCTGCATTACGTGAGCAATGGAGAACTGGTCGCGTACACGTCCGAGCAAGTCGAGATAAAGAAAGCGCGTCCCGGACCAGGCCACGAGTGGAGCAACGAGACGTTCGCGTGGCATGACCCAAGAACTCCGAACCTGGACGCCTGGGCTGAGACCGTTCGCGACAAACGCAACGGCTTGCTCACGGCGTCAGACTGGACCGACACCATATCCGCCAAGACCCGCCTGGGCGACGCGCTATACAACGCCTGGCAGGACTACCGCCAGATCCTCCGAGACATCCCGCAGCAGGCTGGCTTTCCGACCAACGTAGCTTGGCCGGAACCTCCGAGCCCCACCTAAAATCGGCCAGAGGTTTTCCATGCTCGAGCTTCAGGAACCCAATACCAAAGTACTCACCCAACAACTCCCTGACGAGCGGGATGTGGTGATGCTTGCTCGCGATTTTGCCCTGAGCAAATCCGTTGAGGAGGTAGAGGGCACGATGCTGGGCATGCCGCAAGCTGAGGCTCAGGTCGTTCACCGCTTTGGTCCTGGGATCTACATCCGTGAAGTCATCATTCCTGCCGGCATCCTGGCCGTTGGCCACCGTCAGCGCTTTGAGCACATGAACGTGATGCTCAAGGGGCGGGTCACCGTCTTCAACGACAACGGCACGACGACCGAGCTGGTGGCGCCGATGGTGTTTGTCGGCAAACCCGGTCGCAAGATCGGCTACGTCCACGAGGAAATGGTGTGGCAGAACATCTATGCCACGACCGAGACCGACATTGAGAAGCTCGAGGCGACCTACCTCGAGAAGAGCGACACCTGGGCCCAGGACCAGAAAGAACGAGCAGAAGCGTTGGCCTTGCGGTACGAGGCCGATCGCCAGGATTACCTGGCTCTGCTTGCAGAGGTGGGCATACCCCACGAGATTGCCAGGGCGCAATCAGAGAACACCGATGACCAAATCCCGATGCCGCTTGGCAGCTACTCGATGATGGTTGCCGACTCTCCGATCGAGGGCAAAGGCGTGTTCGCCACGGCCAACATCTCGGAAGGGGCGGTCATTGCTCCGGCTCGGATTGATGGCAAGCGCACACCCGCTGGCCGGTACACAAATCACTCAGTCGCGCCGAACGCGATCATGGTGAAGCGACCGAACGGAGACATCGACCTCGTAGCCACCCGCCAGATTGTTGGCTGTACCGGTGGCCAGCCTGGAGAGGAAATCACAATCGACTATCGACAAGCCTTGAGGCTTTCTGGAATCGGGAGTTTGGAATGAGTGGAATTGCAACCGCTATCGTAGGGTCAGCCGTCGTCGGCTACATGGCTGCTGATAATGCGTCCTCAAGGGCACAGGACGCAGCTAACAACGCGACGGCAGCAGCGTCTCAATCTGCTTCTGATCAGCTCCAGCTCGGCAGAGAGCAGTTGGCTTTCCAGAAAGACTACTACACCAACACGCTCAAGCCGATGCAAGAGCGTGACCTGAAGCTGAGAGAGGATCTTCAGGCCGAGCTCCTGCCGTCTCTCAAGCAGCAGCGTGAGTTTGCGAAAGAGCAGAACGAAGAATACAAGAAGACGTTCCTGCCGATTGAACAGCAGATGGCAAAGGATGCCGCTGGCTACGATTCGCAAGAGAACATCCAGCGACGCCAGGGTATCGCTGCTGCCAGCGTTAACCAGGCTTTCTCAAACGCTTCAGGCCAGGGTCTTCGCGCAGTCTCTCGTCTGGGACTTAATCCCAACAGCAGCGCATTTGCCCGTGAGAACGCCAAGCTGTACAACAATGAAGCTCTGGCTTCTGCTGGCGCTCAGACCGGCGCCGCCTTTGATACGATGGACAAGGCGATTGCATTACGTGCTGGCGCGGCAAACTTTGGCCGCAACATGCCGAACACTGCGGCGAACTACTACGGCATCAGCAACCAGACTGCCGGAACCTCTTCTGGCGTCTCCAGTGCTGGCATCAACAACGCCGTGAACGCTGTCACGCCTGGACTGCAAGTCGCCCAAATCGCTTCGGGCGCCTTCCGTGGCGCAGGCTCAACGTACAACGATGCTTTTGCCAACAACATGCGCATGTACGGCATAGATCAACAAGGCACCTCTGGCTTCTTCAGCGGGCTGGGCAACTTTGCATCTAGCAAGATGGGCCAGGATGCCCTGAGTAACTTCGGCGGTCGTATCGGCGGCGCCTGGAACGACTTCACCATGGGCATAAACGGAGGCTTCGGCACTGGCAATGCTTACGGCAACCAAGACCTTGGCACTTTCTTGGCAGACGGCGGTCACGTTGATGCCAGACGCATGGGTTTGAGCTATGCCAACGGCGGCAAGGTTCACGGACCTGGCGGACCGGTTGATGACAAAGTCCCGGCGATGCTGAGTGCCGGCGAATACGTTGTCCCCGCTGACGTCGTGAAAGCAAAGGGCCTCGAGTTCTTCGACAAGCTCAAAGAAAAGTATCACACCCCGGCAGCTCTGCAACGCCGCGGTATTGGGAGAGCGTAATGGCTGGTATTGCTGTACTCGGTAACGCTGTCGGTTCTTTTGCCGAAGGCTACATGAAGGGCGAGAAGCATCGCTCTGAGATGGAGGATTCTGAGCTGCGCCGTGAGGCTGCGCGCCTTGGTATTCGCAAGGGCAAGCTCGAAGTTGATGAGGCTGAGAGCAGAGCCGCTGGCCGTCGCAAGATGGAAGAGATAGCGGCAAGGTACAGCCCGTACCTGAATGGCGATGGCGATGCAGCCACTGCCGC